AAGCAAAGAAATTGGATAGTAGAGGAAAGAGATTAAGCCAAGAATAGTATATATATATATCCATTCTTTTCCCTTGTTTCCTGCCTTTTATAGAGGGTGTCCTTTGTAGTGGCAGTTTAAGGGTTTTAAAATATTCTTGGCTTTAATTGAGAGAGTTACGGCTAAAACCACCATTCGTTAATAGGTCATGGTTAAATCCAGTTCACAGCCTTAAGCGTGGTCTCTCTCATTAAATTGGAGATAACATGTTAGATGTAGTAGACACATTAATAAAATATCAATATGCATATGATATATTGATTAAATACAAAGACAAATTGTCTGATAAAGACAAGAGAAAGTTAGAGGAAATAAAGATATGAACGTAGATTATTGGGAAGATAAAATAGATGTATGGATAAGCAATTCAATTAAATTAAGGAGGAATGATGAAATCATTCAAAGTAAAAGAAAGAGCAAAGAAATCAAACAGAAATAAAATAGCAATTGTTATTTTAGCAATAATTATAGGATTATTAATAAATAATGCTGTAATGAGTCATGACAACAAAGTACAAAACACAGAACACCTTAAGGAGGTAGAGTAATGGCAGATAGTAGAACAATAAACTTACTAGAAAATGGTGAGTTTAATTCAAGAGAAGTAGCATCATCAAATGTAGGCGAACTTAGAAATGAGTTGGATATACCAGCATCAAGCAATGTGATGGTTGCTGGAACCATTAGACAGAATGAGTTTGCATTAGAAGATGGTGCACTTGTAGCCTACGCAAGTAACAATAAAGTAGGTGGATAACAGATAACTTTAAATAAGAGCCAAGATATTAGCCAAATTGCCTAGAAATAGGTCTAAAACTAGACATATGTGGCGGTCTAGCACGGCTCTTATTTAATATAACACGGAAGGAGTAATATGAACTATTTTAACGGTAGTCATGAAGTAGAAGTAAAAGAAATAGACTCGTTGTTAAACATGTCCCAAGATACAGCAAATATGTTAGCAATAGGGCCTCAAGAAGAATTTATGAATAAGTTAGACTTAGTTAATAGACAACTTTCCTTAAATAATATTGAAAGGATAGATGTTACTAAACTTTGGAATTGGAAACCTGGTTCATATGATAAGATAAAAGAATTAATAAATAAGTTATTATATCTAAATAAAAAGTCAAATGGGATAGATTCATTGCTTTATAGAACATACGATAGAATGAATTATCTTGGTTATATTAAACGACAAGCCAATGAAATGGAAAGAGAAAGAAGCAAGTTGAAACATTTAGGAGTTTCTCAAGATGTTGATATTGATGTATTTAAAGAGAATTGTATTTCTTTTGTTAATGATATTAAATCAAAACAAGATACAGTTTCTAAATTAACAAATGGTAAAGTTACTATAAATAGTTATTTAGATTTTTCAAATAGCACTCATAATCAAGCTTTTATATACTTTGATATTACTATGAAAGACTTAACTATGAATATATTTCAAGGTAGACAAGAAAATGCTAAATGTATTCAAGAACTATTTTTAGAACCTATAAATATAATTATACAATGTAATTTTAGACATCTTTTCAATGGAATGAAACAATCAGCTAATTTAAATGGAAGATATATGCATTCTGAGAATATTATGGATGAAAACAATAATCAACAATATTCTTTTCCATATATATCCTCTACTTATGGTCGTTATGGAAATGTTTGTTTAGATAGTTATAGAGATGAGATTCATAAACATATTAAAAATAAAGACTTAGTTAATTTAAGTATGACTTTATTAACTTGGGCTCAATATTACAATGTTAGTTTCGCTAATCCATATTCACAACCAAATTTTCTATTTTTAGGTTTACCTAAAGGTTTATCTGAAGAATTTATTAGCACAATAGGCAGAGATACAATTTTAAATAATTGTCCTACTAGAGTTAATAAATTAACTAATGCGCCAAACGAAGCCTTTTATAGATTTGATACAGAAAGATATGAAGAATTTTTAATTAAGTGTGATAATGCTAAATGCATTCTTAGAGAAAATTGTAAATCTTATATTCAAAACTGTAATCATGTAGACAAATTAGAAGATTTAGAGTATAAATATCAAATTGAATCTATAGCAGGTTGGTTATTGGAACAATTTAACATTAAATCAGAAGGAGCATGTAAAACTAGAGAAAATGTTAATTTTGAAGTCATAGCTAACGATTTGTATTATTATTTTGATAGTTTAACTAATAGAGCTATTCCTATTTTTAATTTCGATATACGGCTTAGGGATATTAACGAAGAAAAATTTAATCTATTTTCTGAAATTATATTAGATTCGTTAATAAGTTGGATAATTGAATCAGTATTTCGTAGTCATAATGAGATATTAAATTTTCTTTATGATTATGGTTATTATTATTGGGATAGAGAAAAAGTGAAGATTGATTGCAAAAATGAATCTGAAATGGAAATGTTAATGAAACAATGGGCATCAAGCTCGGAAGGAGTATAATAATGAACATAGAAAATATGTTTTACATTAAAGAAATAGATTGGTATAAACTTCAAGCCTGGGCTAAGTTAGCCCACGATGAAGATAAGCATGAAATATCAGGTTTAATGACCGCTATACCTCAGAAAGATGGTAGATATCTTATGAGTGATATAGAAATACTTAAGCAAGAAAATACATCTGTAGAAACTGATATAGATGGAGATTCTGTTATGGAGTATAAAATGAAATATGGTATGAAATACAACAATCCAAATATGAAGTTTGTTTGGTGGCATTCGCATCATAATATGGGAGTTACTTGGAGCAGTACTGACTTAAAGGAAATAGATGCATGGAAGAATAATTCGTTTTCTTTGGCTTTAGTAGTCAATTTAAGAGAAGAATATACTTTCAGAGTTAGTTTGTGGAGTTGTAATGGTATTCCTGTGGAAGAACATATTGATACTTCATTAACAATAGAAAGAAAAGCAAGTACTCTTAAAATAACAGATACTATGAAAAAGCAATATAAAGAGCTTTGTTCTGAACAAGAAAAACCTCAAGTTATAGGGAATAATGGTTATTTACAGTATAATAATCATAGACAAATGAACTTGTTAAGTAATAAAAAGTCGTCTTTTCAAAATATTGATATAGAAGCTTATTCAGCAGCATGTACTAAAGTAGAAAAAATACAAGAAACATTCTGTGATGGAACCTTGCAACTTGAAGATTATTTTAAGGAAATTGATACATTCAATGGTATTTGTAAAAAAGAAAAGTTACCATTTAAATTCAAAAACTTTGGTAAAGATTATCAAAAATTAATAAATATAATGATGACTAAAATGCCTCATGAGTTATTTGAATGGGATGATAACCAAATTAAAGATGAGTATGAAAATGCTCATGGTTTCGGAGGTTATCATGGCTGGTATTAATGAAAGAATGATTGGATTAGTAGATAATATAAATCAATTCAATTATCATATATTAGGTTGCGGTGCTATAGGTAGTGCCGCAGCTGTTCAATTAGCACGAATGGGAGCAGAAAACTTCGCATTATATGATAATGATACGGTTGATACTTTGAATGTAGGAGTATCTCAATATACTATCTATGATGTTGGTCATGCAAAAGTTGATATGTTACGGTCTCATATTAAAGATATTAATGATGATGCAGAAATAATGTGCAGTGATGAATTGTTTGACAATTTCATATATATGAATGAGAATGACATAATAATTTTAGGTTTTGACAATATGAAAGCTAGGTTAGATGCTGTTAAAACTTTATCATCATGGAAACATTGCAAACCATACGCATTAATAGATGGTAGAATGGGAGCTGAACATTATCAGCAGTATGTATTTTTAAAGCCTAATTTAAAGAAATATCAAAAATATTGGTATTCTGATGAAGAAGGTAGCGAAGAGCAATGTAATATGAAAGCAACTAGCTATTGCTCAAATATGTCAGGTAGTTTTATATCTAATGCTGTTAGGAAAATAGTAAAGGAACAACCTTATGAAGAGTTTGTGTCATTTCATTTTCCTACTATGTCAATAGAAAAAACTACTTGTTTATTTAAGTAGATAGCGTTAACTTAAGAAGCTTGAGAGAGCCAATAACTGGTCCTGTAGATAAGCCTGTAACGTTGCAAAATCAGGTTGTGGAAATGTTCAATCCACATTAAATATCCTGAGAGGAATATGTGAGGCTCTCTTAAGCCCTTTCGTAGGGGTCAAATGGATAATTTAATCAAACGGTACTTATCACAATATAGAGATATATATGGAAACGATTTGTATCTCATTAAGGAGAAAGATAATATGGCATTAAAGAAAACGAAAAGAAAAGCTATATCTACAAATCCTAAAGTAATGCTATTATATGGAGCGCCTAAAGTAGGTAAAACTACTGCTTTAAGTCAATTAGAAGATTGTTTAATAATTGATACAGAGCAAGGAGCTGCTATGGTAGATGGATATATAGAAGAAGCTAATAGTAGAGATGATTTAATTAATATACTTAAAGAAGCTAAAGATGGTCACGATTATAAATATGTAGCATTAGATACTATAGATAAGGTAGCTACTTGGGCTGAACAAACAGTATGTCAAGAAGAGAGCGTAACAGCTGTTCAAGACTTAGCATTTGGCAAAGGTTTTGGAATGGTTAGGGAAAAGGTTTTAAATACTGTAGGTGTATTAAAAAAGCTATTTCCTCATGTAATTATAGTAGGACATAGAAAATGGGCAAGAGCAATAGTAGATAGTAAAGCTATAGTAGAACCAGAAAGCTTAGATTTAACAGGAAAGTTAAAGAATATGCTAATGTCAGATTGTGATGCTATAGGATATGTTTATAGAGATGAAGAAAATAGTAAGCTAATGGTATCATTTAAAGCAAATGATGCATTAGAGGCAGGAAGTAGAAGCCCTCATTTAAAGGGTAAGGAAATGGAACTTAAATGGAAATCAATATATAAGGAGAAGAAATAATGGCGATATTTAAACCAGAAACCACAGAATTTAGTGGAGAAAATAAATTCCAAGGCGTTAATCAATTTGCAATAATAGACTTTGAAAACAAATCAGGTACATTTGATTGGGCTGATTTATACTTAGAAATAGAAGTCAAACAAGAGTTTAGTGATTACACCAGAAAATTACAAATTAAAGGTTCTTTTGATAAAGATGACAAAGGGCTTATAACAGGTGGTAGTGTATTAAAAAGATTATACCTATTCTTTGAAGCTATTGGATGTTCAGCAGGATTAAATGTTAATGGTGAATGGGAAAATGAAAAGGGTGAGAAAATAGAAGATATTGTAGATTATTTATCAGTATTTAAATGTAATCCTATTCCAGGAGCAGATATAGATGATTATCCTTATATTGCTTATTTCTATAAAGAACAACCTAAGAAACCAGGTGGTAAAGCTTATACAACTGTTTGGCCTAAAGTATATAAAAGCTCAGACATGAATAAAGCTAAATTAAAGAAAGATATAGCTTGGTTAAAAAGTAAAGGTTATTTAAAAGAGTTAACTGATGAAGTTAATAACGCTCCTAAAATGAATGAAGGTGGATTAGCTAATCTATGAACTTCATTGAGATAGCTAAGGGTTCACCTTCTAATAGAGGGATTATTATACCTGTAAATAAATTAGCATCTTATGTTGGCGATGAACCATTATATAGAAGCGTTTATTTGTATGATAAAACTGCATTAGAATATGTTAATGAGAAGGGTAGTTTAAAGAATTTCTTCGGAGTAAGATATATTGATAAAATACCCATAGATATTGACAAACAAGACAGAACTGACGAAAGAACTTTAGATATCTTACG